CATTTTAGAAAATACACACTTTTTTCTTTCCCAAACCATTTTTTCTCCTTTAATTTAGGGACAAATATAATTGACATTACATTCCGACTTATTTCTAAGCTTTCAGCTGCACACCGCTGACGTGTATTTGCCCCTAAAAATCTCTACTTGATAATTTTCTTAAAACATATTTTGCTAAACCTGATGCTTGTCTATTTAGCCATCTTAATAATTTTGTAAATTCTTTATCTGTTAAAGGTCCTTTTCTTGTATTGCATCTCATACATATCATCTGTAAATTTTTAGGAGTTGAATTACCACCCAAGCTAAGAGGGAATATATGGTCGCATGCCATATTACTAACAATAAGAATTGTATTGCAATATCTACATTTTCTTCCGTATGCTCTATATAATAATTCTCTAACTTCTGTAAGAGATATTTTAAATTCAACTTCATATTCTTTACTCCTTCTTTTTAAAGTTGTTCTTAGTGTTGAAGATTTTTTCATAAGTCTATGAAATACCTTCTTTGCAAAATGTTTATGGTGTTTTTTAAGTTTTTTTGAAAACTTTTCTTCCCATATACTAAGCCCTTTAGGGGACTTTCGTCCCCTTTTAGGCTTTGTTACTTTTTTAGTACTATGCATGATGCTCTATGTCCATCTCATTGTTAACTTTCATAAACTCATTACTGAACATACTATCCCAGAAACCAAGTATAAATTGAATTTCAAATCTCCAAAATCCTAATATTATACCTTTTACTGTTCCTGGTGCATTTACTGGGTGTATAAACCCTATTTTAAATAATCGAAACAATATTACTACAGTTGCTTCGTCTATTGCTAATATATTAATCATTGAACGCATTTGTTCTCCTTAATCTAAATGAAGGGGTCCACTCTACGCTAGTATCAAACAATTCACCATCTGTGTTTTTGAATAATTTTACTGCTCTTTCTGGAGATTTTGATTGTCCATTAAGACCAATCACTTTCCTAGAAGCATTTTCAATAGCACCTGAACCTTTACCAGCATATAAGTCTAACACTTCGTTACGACTATACTCTCTACTTACTTGAGATATTTGAATTACTATTAAGTCGTTATTTACAGCCATATTAGATAATCCGTGTGATATATATTTAATTTTTTCGTATTCACCCCTATAACTAACTGGTGTGTCTACTAAATCTATATAATCTACAATTACTAATTGTGGTTGCAATTCTCTAACTTTTTCATATATCTTATCTAAAGTAGGAGATATAGTTTGCACCATAATGTGCTCCAACTCATCTTTATGCGTGTCATATAATCGTTTGTAATCATCGTTTACTTGTTCTTTTGTCTTAGCCGACACTATTTGTAAATGTCTTCTATGCATGTACCAAGAAGACAACTCTAAAGATAGAAATAAAGTGGGTATTTGCCATTCTTTTTCTATTTTATTGTTTACAAAATCTACTCCTAATGCTAAATTCTGAGCAAATGTAGTTTTATTAGAGCCAGTTGGTCCAAATATAGTTACCAGTTCTCCTGGATATATAGTTGATTCAACATCTAATCCTAAGGCTCTACTTAAATCTATTGTTTTACCACTAAAATCAGTAGTCAAACGCTCAGCTAATTCGTCTTGCATTGTTGAAGCAGATTTAATATCTACTAAATAGTCTTTTCTTGCGAAGTGAATACATTGTGTTTTGCAATGTTTTAACATTACATTATCTTGACAACCATATTTATAATTTCTATTATAAACATTTTCTACCATTTCCATTATTTGTTGCTCTGGCATACTTTTGTTATTCCAATGCAACATACAAACTTTAGCATAATGACTTGGTATTCCGTGTCTTTTAAAATGTGATATTATTCTCATTGCTGTAATATGCCTACTACCCTCTTTAGCTCCTTGATTAAGCATTGATTGTACACAAGGTATTATTTTATTCGGTTCTGATATTTTATTAAACACCTGAACATCTGGAACTTCATTTACTATTTTATCTTCAAACTCGCCATTACCTTTCAAGGGACTATAAGAGTAATTCAAACGAGAGTTTTTGGCGAGTTCAAAGATTTCTTCAGGGTCTTTATTCATTACCTCATTGCGAGTGATTGGTATTTTGTATAAATCAGTTTTCTGATTTGGAGTATGTTGTACTCTGTAAATACCAGTTCTCATATAAATGCTAGCATCTATATCTGGTATTAAATTTTTCATAGTTTGTTTGACTATAAATGGCAAATCATTACCTGCTTTAAAGTTAAATAAATCCCCTGATAGTATAAGGTGGTATCCAGAGCCAGAAAAATAACATTGGAAACTTTCTTCCGTAATGTCAGCATCTTCTAGCTCTATTAGAATACCTCTCAAAATATCTAAAGTTCTTTCATCAGTCCTATCTTGCTTATCTATATCAATCGGAATCTTGTCAATATACCTAACACCAAAGAAATTCTTTAAACTTCCGTTTTCTTTGACATAGTCTACTGCTGATTCGTCATATAAATAAACACTTCTGTATAATGGTTCCACACCAATATAATTACAAAGTTTGGATATAGGAATGATAATACCTCTGTTAAAAGGTGTTCCTCTAGCTATTTCGACATAGTTCATAGATTAGCTAAACCATCTCCTGACATTGCTGGAGCATTAGCAACTTCATCGGTTAATTCTTTTAAATAACCTTTTCCTTTTAGCCAATCAATATCATTTTTAAGTTTACTTTGATTTTCATCAGTTGATATATAAACTTTAGGCCATACAGTTGTGTATGATTTAGCTCCTGGTTTCTTAGGCTGTTCTTTATAAAAATAGGCTAAGTATTTATATGAAGATACAGTTTCAACATCACCATCTGAAGCACCTTTATTAAGATACTGTGCAATATCATCTATTTTATTGCCATCTTCATCTTCCCATTCGCCTTTTACATTAATACCAGCTTTACATCCAATAGCATCAAAAAATGTATATAGTCTTTTAAGAACACTTCCACCTGTAATATTTCCAGATGAATCTTTTTCATAAGAACCTTTTATTTGTAGTTTTCTAGTATAATCACTATGCTCTTGTTTAACTTCTATATCTAAATACAAATCAGCCCAGTCAAACATACCTGATTTATCTTCAAAGTTAATGATAGCAAATTTACATATACCTGTAAACTTATTTCCGTTTCCTGTAGATTCTGTGATTTCGGGTTTAAATATCGCCATTACTTACTCTCCTTATATATATTATTCCAATTTAACTTCATCTCTTTGCCTTTTAAATGAGGACTTCTACTTCCAGCTTCTAATGATTCATTTGCTTTAAATGATACCATTAAATCGCCTTTTTCATCATCTCTGTAGACATATCCAATAGCATCACAGTCTGCCATTAACATATTTTTTAATTTACCTGTTAAATCTAGACTTTCTGGTTCTACTATCGCTTTACTATCTACTACGGCTCTTGCCCATTTCCTATGTCCGATGATAATAACATGAGGAAATATTGATTTTAGAGCATCTACAGTATTTAATACTTTTTCTCTAACCATTCCAAAACCTTTGCCAAATGCTAAGTCTTGAACAGCTGATACTTGTTCTTCTTGACATACTGTATGTTCTGCCCAAGTAGCTATTTTATCTATAGTATCTATAGCTACATATTTATAATCGTGTCCATCTTTCGCTTCTTTTAATATATTGATAAGGTCTTCTCTACTTTTAGCCTCTTCAATATAGCCATCTAACATATTAGCACCACCTTCTGTGTCTATAATTAGACAATCGTCTAATTGACTTAAAGCAGTAGTTTTACCTACTTTAGGTGCTCCGTAAAGTAACATTACTTTAGGATTTTGAGAAATAGCTTTTCTTTTGACTTTTTTTAGTGCCATTATAGCTCTCCTTTTTGATTATTTGCCAGTTTGTAAGCTTAAGAAAGAGTCTGCTTGGGTCAAGCCCCCTATTTCGTCTCTCTTAAGCTTACTAAGTTAATACTATCTACTTAAATAAACAAGTAGTTTTTTCTATTGTCATTGTAGGAAAATGAAATGACACAAACTCTTCATAAGGTTGTTCTTTTGCTATTTTCCTGACTGCATTTGCAATGAAACTCCCTGACATATTACTACAATAACTTGTAGCTTTCATATTACAAGGTTCTTCACTTCCTTCTTCATCTGAATACCAAATCTTTTTATATTTGTCTAAATTTGGTTTTAAAATAACATATTGTTGATAATGTTCAGCTCCCATTCTACCATCTATCAAAGCGTATGGTTTGGATTGTCTCCAATTTGTAAGAGCTATAACAGCATCTAATCTAGATTTCATACTGTCAAAACCTAATATTATTATGTCATCATTATTCATATAGATGTAATTTGAAAAAATTTCATCTGCACACATTATTTCACATTTGTCATTTATATCTAGTATTTTGCTTTTAAGCATATCTACTTTTTTATGACCAATATCATATACTGTGTACTGAGATACACCTATGTTACCTGTATCAACTTCATCATTATCATATAAACAGAAATTTTCTGCACCCATTCTTGCTAATTGGGTAGCTGCGGCACTACCTATAGCACCGCAACCTAATATATGGTAATTAAACTGATTCAAGTTATCTACAAGTCCTCTTGAACGCATGTTTATATCCACTGTCTTCCTCCCCATTCAAAACCAAAATCCATTATAGATTCTAGTTCTTCTTTAAGATTATTGTTATCGTAATCAACTAGTTCATTTGGCATTTTAGTTGTAAGTATATTTAAAAGTCCTTGAGCTGTTTCTTTGAATACTTTCATTCTAAATGGAAGTTTTCTAGTTTTAGCTTCTTTATTTACTTTGTTAACTTTATTTTTATACTCTTTATGATTTATAGTTCCAGATACAAAATCATCTTGTATTGATTCTATAGCT